ATCTCTGCAATACGACCCGGTTAGGGGCGTCCGGCAAAACGGATGCATCTTCAACAAGGATGGTTGGAGATACCCCCGCTATATACTGGGCGGTTATAATAGTTTCTGGCGAACCGGCTACGCCATCATACATTGTTTTGAGTGTCGTCATAATGATATCCATCTAGGGTTATAAACGAGTTTCCCACTCGCGTTAATTCCCTGTGTCGTTGCAGTAAACCTGATTGTGTTAAACCCCGGGGCGAGTTGGAAAAACTTGCTGGTGCTGGTCACATAGTTTAGTGCATTTGTTTCTAGGTCGTCTGAATCAATCAAAGTAACTGATTTACTCCCGTGTTTTGTATTGATAACGAGCGTTTCATTGTCCGCTATCGTCCGCCTCACCGAGATAAATTCCCCCGTGGTGACGTTCGTAACGATCGGGTTCTCCATCATTCCGGTAAGCGTAATAATACACGGTGTGGGAGTATCACCGGCGTTATACAACGATGCGAGACTGTCAGATGTCCCGAGGGTAAACGGCACCCTAAACGGCAACGTAAACCCGCCGATATACCCCTGAACTGTGGATTCTACCTCGTTCTCGTCATAATAACAGGGGTCAAAGGCGATAAAATCACAATAACCCTTCCATGACGTGGCATTGTCGAGGACATCGTTTCTAAACGACGGTGTCCCGTCGTCCGGGATCACATCAAGCGTGACGATAACCCCATTAGCGCGTTTCCACAACAATACACTTTTCCCGTAAATGGGGTTAACCGCACTGATAAACGCGCTTCTGTTAGTCTCAAGTTCGGCACGGTTCGCGCCGTAAACCATCAGGACAAACGATAATAACCGTTTGCCTATCGTCGATGTATGATACAGTTCGCCTATCATTCCGGGTGTGGCGGTAGAGTCGTGGGACACGGGATAATGGGATATCCCAGTCAACCCTTCGACGAGTAAACTATATTTAACTCCGTCAAACTGTAATAGTTCGCCTCTTGAACCGATCATACCGTATGGTTGGTTTAAGATTGTCATATCCCGAACCCTCCCGTATGTAATCTACCTACTTCCCGTGAGGCTGTCATAGCTATTTCTCCCGGGCTGGCGTTGGTCTGCGCATTCACTACCACAGTGGGGCTATTCGTTATCACTGTTTGAGGTGTATTCCCACCGTTCGCATCAACCATAGACCCTTGGGTCATGTTAGATAATCCGTCTGAAGGTAATGAGGTATAGGTCGGCAGTGATGCATAAGATGGCAATGGTATATCTACAACGGTAGGTATCTGTGGTAATCCGCCTATAGCATTGCCGTTCTTGTCGTATTCGACGTGATATGTTGCCGCTATTGCTGGATGGTCAGCAACATATTGCACATACGCCGCCCAGTTCGCGGATTTCGTAGCGAGTGCGTCAACATCAATCTGGTTCATCAGATTCTCGTGTGTTATCTGCGCTTTTTCCTGTGCCGCCAGTGCGTTTTCAAGGTTGGTCTGCTCGGTTTTCAGTTGTGACGCGAGGGTTTCTAATCTGGTCTGCGCGCTTTTGATACTGTCACCGTTAAGTTTCTTTTCGATATCTACCTTATCCTCCCGTTTTTCGGACCCTTCCGCGAGTGCCGCGGCGTAACGATCTTCTGCGTCAGCTACATCCAGTATTGCGGACCGTTCACGGAGAAGTAACCCCGAGATATCTTCGGTAGACCCCGAACCGCGCGCCTCTTCTATCTCTTTGCGGATATTTTCCAAATCCTGTTTGGCACGTATCAAGCTGATATCAGCGCGTTCGATCCCGCGATCTGCCACTTCAATCTCTTTGTCAATCCCAAGCGCGCGGTCGATAGTATCTTTCAGGTCGTCATACTCAGACTGTAAACTGGAAACTTCCTTTTTGTGGTTGGTTACAGCTTTAGATGCTTCGTCGTATGCGACCTTTGCCCCGGATGCAAGAGCCCTAGTCGCCTGCTCCGTCATATAAATGGCTATCGCGGCCTCTTCATCGGCCGCCTTTAGCTTAAGGGTGGATGCGTACGCTTCTTTTTGATTATCAGTAAGGTATCTGAGCGCGTCGGTTTGTTCACGGACTGAATATGTCAGATTGTCGTTTGCGGTTGTGTTACCCTCAAGAACATCAATAATAGCCCGTGTTTCATCCCGGGCCTTAATCAACGTCTCGATGTAATTATTAAGTTCATCGTCTGCCACTTTGGCGACGTTCGGCGTTTCAGCGAGTGCTTTGTTATACTCCACCTGCGATACTTTCGCGTCATCTGTGCGTAATATCAGGGGCAATAACGCGGCGGCAAGAGCGGCCACTCCGACAACAGCAAGCCCAACAGGGTTTGACATTATCGCGACGGTCAAGCCTTTTGTCGCAATGGTTGCCGCGAGTGTGGACGCTTGATAAGCTCCATATACAGTAATCAGTGCGCCAACCCCAGATGCGAGCGACCCGACAGCCCACAACGCCGGACCTAACCCCGCGGCGAATATGGCAGTAACTACAATAACCCGTTGCGTGCCTTTATCCAGATTAGATAACCAATCCGCCATGTCCCCTATAGCCACAACCACGGGCATAATAGCGTCTGATAAAAGGTCGCCAAACGTGATAGATAATGTTTCGATCTGTCCTTCTAACTGCCTGAGTGCTCCTCCTGCGCCGCCTTCCATGGTTTCAGCCATTGTCTGGGCGACACCATCACAATCTTCAAGCGCGGCGGTATATTCGTCTATCGTCTGACTTCCCGCGGCAAGCAGTGTCAACATACCCGGCCCAGCGCGGTCTCCGAAGATAACCATAGCGTCCGCGGTTGATAATCCGGCAGTGCCGAGAACATCAATAATTTCAGACAACGAATTTATTTCGGGGTTGACTTCTGCGGCAGTTATGCCGTAAGAGGCAAGGATATCTGTGGCTTCCGAGGTTGGAGATAGCAAACCCGTTAACGCCCCACGTAACGCAGTGCCCGCCATAGTGCCCTGAATACCGGCATTTGACATAACCTGAATTGCGGCGGTCGTCATCTCAATTGATTGATTAGCGGCGGATGCTACCGGACCAACATAAGCCATAGCACTCCCCAGTTGTTCAACTGAGGTATTAGATGATGAAGATGCCTGCGCGAGGATATCTGACACGTGCGCCAAATCCGCAACCTGTAAATTAAAACCAGATAATACGTTCGTCGCAATGTCAGCGGCTGTGGCAAGGTCCATCGCTCCGGCGGACGCCAGAGATAACATCTGAGGTGTGGCTTCGTAAACTTCATTAACTGTCAAGCCAGCCATACCAAGATACCGCATTGCATCTGCTGACTCTGACGCAGACCAAGCAGTAGACGCCCCTAAATCTATAGCCTGTTGCCGAAGCATGTCAAACTGGTCACCGGTCGCACCCGTAACGGCCTGAACCTGTCTCATTGAATCATCAAACGAGGCCGCGGTCTTGACGGCAAGAGCGCCCATTATAGTAAGCGGGGCAGTTACGCCTAACATAAGTTTTGATCCGAAAGATGAGACGACCTTACCGGATGCAACTATACTCGCCGAAAACTCTTGGGTTTTTGCCTGAGCCGCGAGTAATGCCGCGGTGAACTGGGTTGAATCCAATTTAAGGTATGCACTTAACGTACCGACGTCTAACGACATTCTGTAATTTTCCCTCCTAGTGCTTTTGTGATTGCTTTGGCTATTTCCTGCATTTCATCTACCGACTGTTCCCGGATTTCCACGATTTCGTCTGGATAAACATCTTTCCACGTGATCGGATCTACACCCTTACCGCGATTGATATTATATAACATAGCTACGATGTTCCCGTTATACATATCTTCCCGGCGATTTCTGGCATGTTTGCCCTTGACAATTAAAGAGATCTGATATAATGTGTATCTTCCTACCTGTATAGGGTCGTCAAATAGTCCACTTGTGACAAGTGTATCCCAGTAATCATGTAAATTACCGCCGGTAAACGGTTTCAGTTTTTTACGGAGTTGTCCTTCGGGGGGAGTTTATACATTTCAGTGAATACCGCAAGATAGATCTCGTTAAATTCCTCGTCAGTATCACGAGTGAAAATGTCCTCAAACACCTCTTTAGGAAGGGGTTTGTCATCCATTGTCACAATACACCGTTTGATACACGATGCCATAAAATGCAAATTGGCTTTATTTGCGGGCACGCCAAGAGCTAAATTATACCCTGGCATATCGTCTTCAATGAGACACATGTTTTTCAAAGAGGGGAGTATTTTATACTCCTCTCCTTTAATTGTCACAATCTTCATTATGTTCCTGCCGTGTAGTCTGGCGGGGTCTTGCCATCAACGCGGACGCTGAACGACATAGTTACAAGTCCGTCAAGCGGCTGACTGCCTCCGATACTGTTCACATATCCGGTAAACACCCATTTAGATGAGTCCGGAAACGTCAGAGTCCATGTCTCAGATGTGCCTGCCGTAAACAACCCATCAAGGGTATTGATGCCCGCTTCTGTTTTTGCCTGCGCAATCGTAAACGGGATTGACCCGCCGTCGATAAGACCTGCAATGAATGTTCTCCAGAGTCCTGTGCCGTATGCGGTGTCTTCGATGTCGCCGCGGCTAAATGAATAGTCGCCAATTGACAGCACGGTCCCGAGAGTTACTACGGTCGTGCTGAGTAATGTACTAGTTTTTCCAATGCTTCCCATGATAAATTACCTGTTTTTCTGAGTAACAAAATTAATTGAATACTCGTTTGTTTCGCCCGCTCCGGTCTGTAAAAGACCCAAATAATACGGCGGGGTGCTCATCCGAACGGATTGGTAAAAATG